TAATCTTTTTAAATTGTTCTTGCAAATCGCTTATGTCGCCATTTGCTAGGCGTCTACGTATTAACGCCTGGTCCAGTGCTTCGAAACGACGGTTATAATAAGAACGAATCTCCGCAATCTTTTCAGCTTTTGTTAACTCATGAACTGGAGCAGATACAAATTGACCACCTACATACAATTTACCTTTCATGAATTCATCTAGCATACTATCACCATCTGCGGAGTAAATATAGTCAGCTGCATCAGGATAGTCCTGTTTAGCAGTTGCCAGTAATTCATCTTGCGTTACGGCGTTATCAACAAATGAAGTAATGCGTTTACCTTGTGTATCTAGTACAAATACATATTGATTCATCTTTAGCCCTCCTTATGCTTTACCGATACAAACCCATGTGAAGTTGCCAGCATTACCACGATTAGTTAAGAAGCGAATAGAAGTTCTATTGTTAGCAGAATACCCACTATTCCAAGCTATAAAGAATTCATCACCACGAGTAGTAACGTCAGACAAATCATCTGTAGCTATTGCGATTAGTACGTTGCAATTAATAGGCAATACGACGTCCTTATAAGTATTTTGATTTTCAAACCAAGTTAAACCCCATTGGACAATAAAGCCGTTGGCAAATTTCACATATCCATTATTACGATCAAGCTTAGATGCTACGATAGCGCCTTGTCCTAATAAGTTTTTAATTGTAACAAGCGTACTTGCCGGTGAGTCTTTCCAGTTAGCACTACCAAGGATTGCTTTAATTTGGTCTGTGATAGGAGTGTGTGCGCTCGTGTCACGGTTATGAGCATCTAGCGCGCCTCTTGTAAGATATGCCGCGTCAATCTTCTTAACAGTTACATTTGTAGAATTGCCAATTACAACATCTAAGGAGAATGCTTTAGAATTGATTGGTGTCTCCTTGGACGGAATATAGGATGCGTAGTTGCCGCCGTTACTATATGCAATTAATTTAGCAGCGGAATCAGATTCTCCTTCTAAATTAGCATATACGCCTAATTCTCTAGCAAAGAATCCATTAGTTACCGTGCTATTGCCTACCGCAAATTCAATTCTAAATTGACCATCTCCTACGAATTCACCGTTAGAGGTAAACGGGCACTCCAATTTTGGAGCTATTACAGATGTCATAGTATCGATATTCTGATTATTAAGCTGACCGTCGCCCGTAACCAGTTTAATGTATTGCAACTTCTTGCCTGTTGCTTGTGATCGTGCAATTAACTCACGTCCGTAATTGGTTAATCGTGTATTTGGATAAATTGAAGCCATATAATCTCCTTATACTTTAATTGTTTCGAATACATCGAAACTCATACCTATATTAATTTCTGAGTTTGCCTTGAAATCAAATTCATCTAATGCTGCCCCGACATGAAATGACTCATATATATCGGAGGTAACACCGATATATATTTCGCCATTAAATTGAGTAGTGCTTTTAGTTTTGATGATTAAGTTCTTAGGAATTAAAGGCTCGACATAATCAATAATATTGTTTAATTGTGTCTCAAAGCCATCTACTACGTCTAGCCAGTACTCATACCTATCAGGTACAACAGAGTGCTCTACTACGTGATTACCGAATTTAAAATTGAGCATTTCTTGCACTTTAGGCATAGTAAAAGGGCGCTGACCTATTAATACTGATAGTATTTCGCTTCTGCGCCCTTCTGTATCTGTCAAATCAGGAGGATTAATACCTAATATTTGCTCCCAAGCAGCGAGACCGTAATCTGCAGCGGTATATATGTATTCCTCCTTAAAGATATCTAACATAATATCCCATAGTAGTTGTAGTTCAGCCGATTCTACTCGATACACTTCTTGGATATCCCGTGAATCTCGAGTTAACGGAACGGCGAATTGCGAGATATCAATATCTCGCTTAAAAATGCCGAAATCTGTAATCATACTGCCACCAAAGTAATCGTCCCTAATACTGGGATTTGATTATCCTTTAATTCTAATTTTGATATAGAGGCACCGTTTACGGTAATTCTACCCACATCAAGAACGTTTGGAAGTTCAACCATCAAAGCTGTTACCAGGCTAGACCGAAGAATAACATGATCCTTCTCGTCTTGATTACACCATTCTTTAGCGCGAATAAGTAATCGTTGCTTGATAGCGTTTTCTGCAAGTGTTTGAATTTTGTTAATTGTGTGCCCGCTCATCATAGTTACTTCAATTCGGTAGTTGACAGTTACAGGCTCAGCCTTTTCGATTGTTACAGTATGACCGATAGGAGCGAGCCCATAGCCTTTGCCTTTTGGTGCAGGGTCTATAACGTTCTCTACTTCCTTAATCAGTTCATCTGATGCAGGCTTGTAGTCACTATTTAAAACGACTAACTTAACTGTACCGCCACCATTCCAGCAGCGGTATACTTTAACACCGCCAACGCCAGGGATAGCTAATACCTTCTCTTTGTAATCAGCACCATTGCCGCCATATGCTTTTGATTTTAAAGCATCAAAGTATCGTTTTCTAAATACTTCTGTGTCTTCTTCATCTTCACCCGGCGTGATATTCTTCAATATCTTAGCGGAGGTAAGGCCATTAATGCCTTGGATTGGCGTAATATCCCCTGTGGTCGAATTAGGAGTGCGTCCGTACTGTTCACATTTGAGCTTGTACTTATGTTCCGTGTCGTCGATTAACTCTGTTACAACAAAGTTGTATTCGTTGTAATTAAACCTGGAGCCAATCGGTACTTCCATATTGAACTGAGCTTCAAATTCGCCTTGCGTGGCTGGTTCCGGGTAAATATTAAACTCTGCTGCCCGAAGTATTAAGAAGTCTCGGTATGCCGTAGTTGCAAACGCTTGTTTCAAAATAACATCTGCTAGGATGTAAAGTTCTGCAAACTCTATACTTGCTGGAGCTGTAGCATCGTATATAACACTACCTTCGCGCCGATCGAATTCATCTTTAACTCTATCAAGCATTCGTTTTTCAATTCGATTGGCCGTCATATGCTCATACAATACCTTTCACCCCTTTCTTGATTTTTTGTAGCGTACCGTAGATGGTATCTACATCAAATTCAACCATGACGTCACCACCTTCGTGGCTAAAATCAAAGTTATATACTTTAGTTATTCTATCGTCATTCAGTAAAGCCTCTTCTATGCGTCGCTGTAACTCAGCGTACACATACGGAATTGGCTGGCCGAATAAGTCTTGTAGTTCGATGCCGTAATTCCAACTGTAAATAATATATTGGTATCGCTCCGTATTGATGATTTTATAAATTGCTTGCTCCATAGCTCGCAACTTATCTGCATAGCCCCTAATTTGGCTATCCATTCTAAAATCAACATCATACGTATGCGACGGCTCAATATAATTCACTGTGTCAGGAATAAGAGCATCGTTATTTTGTTTTGGTAATAGTAAATTATCTGCCATTACTTAGTCGTGCACCCCCTGTTCGGGTTATACCAACGGTCTAACGCTATGTAACGCTGCCCGCCTGTTTCCTTCAGCATAATGACTTTGTCGCCCATTACTAATTGGTTATGAACGAGATACTTCTTACGCCCTACGTAATCGTGGTTATGGCTAGCAAATTCAGCCATGCCTCCGCCACCTGCGCGGTTTTCTGTAACATGATCAACGCTCATCTCCATAGTCCATTCACAGGTGTTTTTGGTAAGAATAATATTCTCTTCAGGTACGGTTAGTTTAGGGTCAATCTTAATAGCGAGCGGTGATACACTGACAACTTCGCCGACGATTACTTCCATAGGTTCGCCATTCGATATAACGGTGCTCGCTATTTCTTTAATCGTGTTAACGATTTTCATGTACTCGCTATCCATTATTTAGCCCCCATTCGAATAATCTTAGTTGGCGCCTCGTCATTATGCCATGCATAATTTGCGTTGCCATATTTCATAGCATAGCCACGCTTAGATGAGTTACCAAAGCACCCGCCTGCGCCATCGGCAATAACAACGTGTTCATCATTACCATAAATCAACAAATCGCCTTTATTAGCGTACCCGTTGAATTGTTCCGTTGTATAGCCTTTAGCCTCGAGATTTTGACGAAGTGTATCCACCCTTGCCGTGCCTTTGTTGTACTCATCTTTCAAATCCGAATTGTACCAGGACCCGGTAGCGCATACCGTATCAGCGCAACCTTGGCTACCATACTGAGATACTCGGCCGTCATTGGCGCTGAATGCGGTATCGACTTGTCCCGCTGTACCTCCTGCCCCAGTAGTGACTGCAGTACCTTTGGCTTTCTTGGCGGCTTCAATCTTCTTAACCGCTTCGGCATCTTCGTCTTTCGCAACTTCATAAGCTGCGTCATTATCAACGTATCGTAAATCTAAATCCATTCCGTGAAATCCTGTTTTAAACGTATGAGTAACAGATGTTACCATCATGTAATTATTAACAATCATATCGCCAAAGTTTCGATTGATGTACACCAAGGATCCACCGCGCACACGCACATCACCAATGACATTTTTCAACTTAATCTCACGGCTTTTCTTGTTTTTGTGAGCCATGATTGCCTTGGCTTGCGCTACTGCATTGACGTCCTTCTCTTTAGGAATGAGCAGATACTGTAATCTGCCCCATTTCTCGATATTCTTATCGTCCTTAGCTATGAATGTGTTCTCCAATTTACTTGATGCACCATTTGGGACTGTACGGACGATTTTTACATAGTTGTATGTTTCCTTGTCTATGGAGGTCGTATACTGCACATCTTCCATACACTCATCATCGATGTAAATATCGGTTTTCATAGTTTCAAACGACGCTAGCCGTAACTTGCCCGCATCATCGTACAAATGGTAGAACGCATGATTAGGCGTGAATATGGCCGTTTTATCGAGTAATTGGCATATCATTTCTTGCAATGACTTATCTTTGAATATGGTTTGCGGTTTCTCAGGAGTTTTCCATACGGTGTCGTCCATATAACCACATTTCAAACCAAAGTCATCTGCCACCATTTTGATAAACTCAGTCGCAGTCATAGCTCCGATAACATAACAGTCTTTGTTCTTAAGATAACGTATCTGATCATAGCAAGTAACCGAAATAGAATTCTTGCCGTCTCGTTGTTTCTCAAATACGTACCCAAAGAATACCGCCCCTCCGTTTAAAGTGAATTTGACGGTATCGCCTTCTTCAAAATTGAGGTTAGGGTCTTTAGGTACTTTGAACGTCATCTTACTTGGAACACAGTCAACTGCTCTCGTAATTTGTACGCCGTCCTCCGATTCTACAAGCCATAAATCACCAGTACTTTTATTTCTGATGGTTAGCTCATAATAAAGTTGAGTTGGCATTGGTAACGGAACGATAGTGCCATTGATTTGAGATTTTTCGACTGTTTTCTTATCATCTATAGCCATTCGTTATTACCCTCTCGTTTAAGTTGGATAACTTGGCCAACGCCCAAGATAGCCGGTACAGCGATTTTGTTAAGTGCTGCAATTTGGAATAGGTTATCCGTATTGCCTAATTGCTTCTTAACAATTTGCTGTAAAGTCTGCCCTTTGGATACCTTAGCAGTAGATGCAGCCACCTTGCCGTCCGTTGGTCTGTCCGACTTAACGCTACCTTTTGCAGTACCGTCCTTATCGGTTTTTACTTCAATCCGTTTAGCGCCCCAATCTTTCCATTGTTTCAACGCTACGTTAGCATAAGAATCAAAGCCGTTATCCGCATCTTCTTCTATGACGTAGTTTTCGAGCGTACACTTCATGTTAGTAATGGCTAGCATCTGTCCGCCTGGTTTCATTCGAACTACGATAAATTGGAAGATCGTCTTTGTGGTCTTGAGCTTTTCGAGTTCATCGATGTAATATTTAGCCTTTTTAGATTTAAACAACAAAGACTCATTAAATGGATAATCGGAGTTAGGCAATAAGAATTTAAAAGCAATATCAGTAAGCCCTGCAGGCTTAATAACATTAACTTCACCCTTTCCTAATAACTCCATTGTTTCGTTCTTACCATTGATCGTAGTGGTTAATTCTTTAGGGGGAATCGGTATCTGCATCGTCCCCATATAGAAGTAATACATTTAGATTCCCTCCCTTTGAATTGCGAATGCATCTTTCAATCCCTTCGAGATTTGACTTGTAAAGCCGTCAAGGTCAGTACCGTTGTTAATTTCCACATCGTTATTCATTTGAATATGAATGATATTAGCATCTTGCCACTTCTTCAATGACTTATCGATAGCACTGTCACGAAGTGCTTTGATTTCATCGTTAGTCATGTCGATAGACTTGGCAATCTTGCCTGTGTTTTTGGCGGTCTTGCCTGTATTTTTCTTAGTCTTATCGGCCGCATCATGATCTGCGCCCGGAGTAATTTTGCTCACGTCAAACTCTTGAGGAGTTTTTATGTTAGGCATATTAGGCATCAAATCACCAAGGCTAAGGTTGGCCCAGATGTTGTAACCTTCCCCAAAAGCTCCTGTGACGCTAGAATAATCCATCTTACCCATGATGGTAGTTTCACCACCGGCAATCTCGAATCGTTCTAATACGCCAGTAGACCCTCCGACTTTATCGATATTTACACCAGGGATTTTATTGATCGCATCAATGATATCGTTAATTCTAGCTTTTACAAATTGCCAAATACCATTCCATATATCAATAAACAAGTTACCGACTGCATGTAATGGGTCTTTGAATACATTGGCTAAGAAATTAACAAATGCTGCGATGATGTTCCAGCCCAATGCAAACACATTGAAAATAGCGGAACCGAAAGCCCAAAAAGCGCCAACTATGATTCCTAGCACGCTAATATTCGCATCACAGAAATAGTTAATAGCTTCTACCGCTAAGTAGATTATGACTATAACTGCAACAATTAAACCGACTACCCATGTTAACGGGCACGCATACAATGCGGCGTTCAATCCTTCTTGAGCTACAATCATTGCTAAAAGGGCAGCAGTTTCCGCCCAATCTGCTACGGCCTTAATTGCCATAGCACCGGCAGCGAGAATTGTTCTTCCGGCTGCTATCCCGGCTCGGATTGCATAAAACGCCATAACGCCGCCCAATATTATCATTGCTGTATACATGATAGACGAGTGCTGTCTAACAAAATTAGATAACGTGTTGAACGCCCATACTGCAGTATTAATCGTTTCACCTATAACGCCTACGAGCCAATAGAATACTGGGGCTACCGTTTGAATAGCTCCCGTTATGTTATCTACTAACTCACGGACGCCCTCACTATTAGCAAGGTCGGATATTCGCTGGAACACAGGTTCAAACGCCCGAATAGCTTTATTCTTAATCGACTGCATATGATCGCCCCAAGTTTTAGGAAGCGATTCAAACTGCTTTTCAATCTCAGGCAAGTTATTCATAATAGCATTTTTAATTACTTCAGCAGTAATCTTACCTTCCGAGGCTAGCTTCTTAAGTTCTCCACGGGACACGCCCATAGACTTAGCAATGATGTTTTCAATCATAGGCGCATTTTCAGCAATAGACCTGAATTCGTCACCTTGTAATTGTCCACTGGCTAGACCTTGCGTTAACTGAAGCATGGCGTTCTTTTGTGCTTCTTTCGATGCACCGCCGATAGCGAATACCTTTTGAATACCTTCCATAAATTCTACGGCTTTTCTTGGGTCCGGGAATGCATCATGCGCAGATTGAGATACCTGTATTACAGCGTCCGCCATTTCCAAATAACCACCTCTTGCACGTTGTGCGGATTCAAATATCTGCTTATTTAAGTAAATGGCGTTTTCCTGGCTCCCAGCCACCAATTTAAGGCGAGCCTGCACCTGTGCCCATTCCGTAGCAGTATCTTGGATTGATTCGATTGCACCTTTTATGGCTCCTATGCCATTCATTACAGTACTAGCCAACAGGTTACCTGCAAAGCTATTCATTATTCCGCCCATGCTAGCTTTCAGCGTTTCACTAGCACTCGATACGCCGTTCATCTTATTATGTAGCGTGTTCATGGATTGATAGGCTTTAGTTGTTGCGTTTGCGGCTGCGTTCATAGCATTAGGAATATTAGTTGAGAGGCTTATATAGTTAGAAAGTGTAGCCATTCGTTACCCCCTTTTTGCCTTATTCATTTCATCTTGCTCATCCTTAGCATGTTGCTGAATAAAGGCAATCACTACAGCCTTTTCATTCATGTCCATATCCGCAAAAACAGAAGGTCGCATATGGTATTTAACAAATGCCAAATATGCGAACATCGTTTCTGTTTCATTGGATTCTAGGAGTTTTTTACTTCTTTTACCTTATCTTCCATGCCGACATCATAGCCTTGGGCTTCTGTTACTGCTGCCAAAAGGTCAGCGTATTCACCTGGTGTGAGTATTGCTTTTACTAGCTCAACCGGTTCGGTAACGCCCCAGCTATCTTGAAGTTCCGCATCATAAAGATTAGGATACGTGATTGCCTTAGATAGCACATCTTCGTTGTATGCAGTTGCGTCGAAACGTTCTTCAGATTGACGAGTGATGCGGTCAGTAATACGCTTAGTGTATTTTTTACGCATTCTTTCTGTTTCTTCAGTAGCTAGTGTTTTAATTTTCCATGCTACTGGCTCACCATTCACTTTGATACGCTTAGATGCTACGTATTCAGTCTCATTGACTACATCAACGTTTTGTTTAAGAAATGCGCTTAAATTTTCAGCCATTATAAAAACCTCCTATAAAAAAGGGAGCAAGCACTAGGCTTGCATCCCATCTAATTCATTAAAGTGTTGAACATATTTAACACCTTCATAAGTGAAATTATGTTCTTGCTCAATATATTTACCATCAGCATCGAATTCTGCTGCCGTTAATTCATCAAGGTTTACGCCTTTTAAAATAACGGAACGTCGACCAGCTTTAGAAGTTGGATCATGGTTAACTACTTGCATGTCAAAGTAAGTATCAACACCAGTCTTTAAGTATTTTTCAACCATTTTGTCGAACAATGCTGTGTTGTGGTAAATCGTTAAGCTACCACTATATTCAACAGAAGTGGACTTATTCCCGGCACCAATGCGGCCCAAAATAGCCACTTTTTCTTTGTTCTTTTTGATTTTTGCACTGAGTTTCTTAGCTTGGAACAGTAAGTATCTGTTACCGTTCTCCACCATATAGCAAGATGCTAATTTAGAGGAAACAACGTCAGCTGCATCCATCGTTTTCAATGCATCTAAAATTTCATTTTCCATACGTTATCCTCCTAGGCTACTACAACAGTCATGTACAATTTTTCCATAGCCACAGTTGGCTGTAATTGTACGTTAACCAATACATCTTCCTTGTTATCACCTTGCGTAGGTACTGGGATATCCTTATCATCGAAGTTTTGGATAGCACGTACCTTTTGGTATTGCTCAGCAAGGTATACCAAATCGCCCCATAAGGATTCACGACCAGCTTGGTCATTAGGGGATTTATCAAGATGAGTTTTATTGAACAATCTAGCGCCGTCAACTGCCCAGTTATCCAATACACGAATGACTTGGTTAAGAGAGAAGTCGCGGTTTTTAGCTTTACTGAATTCAGTAAATGTGTTGATGTCTTTCAATACACGAACGTCGCCTTGGATATTACCGCCAACGGAGTCAGTAACATTGTGGAACATAAACATGCCGTCTTTGATAGCTTGTTCGAGTTCGAACTGTTTGTACTTAACGTTTACAGTGTATTCACCATCATAAATCATGTTGCCTACTGTAGCGTTGATATTACAAGATGCTTCTTGACCTAATGTCCAGTACACCAAAGAGCCTTTTTCAGCACCTTCATCGGTTACGTCATTAAGGATAGAGATAACGCCTTCATAGTTGACTTTAGTCTTACCATGAATCACTAATTGGAATTTAGCGCCACTTTGTTCACGGCAACGTTTAGTAAATGCAATAAGCAAATTCTTAATTGTGTCGTCCGCGCCAGCGTAACCCAAAGTATTGAAATAGTAAGGCTCAAGCATATCAATGCCGTCTTGGTAGTTCTTAACAGTAATTGTAGTACCGTTAGTACCACCGGATAATGCAGTGTATGCTGTAGCAGTTAATGCACCAGTTTTAGTGAATACGATGTAATCGTTATCTTGTAATTCTGTCGCATCTTTCAAGTTCTTTTGAGTATCTACTACTTTACGAACATCACCAGTAGTAAGGTAAGTAGTTACGATGAATTTACCTGTGTTGTCCGGATCCGCTTGAACAGATACGCCCAAATCGTTACCACGAATGCCCTTATATTTAGCTTTACCGATTGTGCTAGATGCTTGCGCACCATCAGAGTTTAAGCGGTAGAAGTAACCAGTTTTAAGACCACGGAACAAATCACGTAAGCCTTTCATTTTGTCATGACCATAGTCATAACCAAAGTATTTTTGGCAATCCTTTTGGAATGTGTCGTTATCTACACGGAACACTTCACCACTTGGGCCCCAATCAAAGGAGAGCATCATCGCACCAAAGCCGCGGTCAGATACTTCTGCATATGCTCGGTCTTTGGATACGAAGTTAATATAAGTACCTGGCAATACTTTATTGTGGAATAAGAATGTGCCACCACCTAATGCCATATTTCACTAACCTTTCACAGGCGTTTTTAGCGCCTGATTTAAAATCTTATCAATGTCGCTTTCCGTATACATTTCATCTTCGTTAAGAAGGCAAGTGAGTAAATCACGATACCGTCTGTATTTGTCAGATGCAATGATAGCGTAAGTATCAAATTGTTGTTCAGTCGTTACCTCGACTGTTTCTTTTTCATCTGCCATCTTTTACCCTTTCTGTTAATTCCATGTGCTTCATACGTTCGATAGGTTTGGCCACTTTCCGTAGTATGTTTTCATATGTCACGAAGAAGTGCAGCACGCCATCTGAAATCTTGTACTTCATACCTGTGCCCATAATTGTACGTTCCCCAACTTGTACGAATTCGAGCAACTGATACAACACACTTGGAATTTCTAATAACTTTCTTGTATCTGTAACCACATCAAGATTATTTGAGTAATACATGATGTCTAAATCCAAAGAAGTATTATACAAACTTCCAACATGTCGGCTCATACTCGGTTCAATGACTTTGATATAAGCACATGGAAAAGACATGTTATTCTCTTTGAATTCAAGGTATATAGGCACATTCAAGGCCTTATGTACAGTCTTAGATACGGCCGTTAATATATCAGTATCCACCATGATCTTTAACCCATTTCTTTAATGCAATTTCCATAATACGTTTAGCGTTCTTGTTGACCACCTTTTCAGCTTTCTCATGCATATATGCACCATCAACCCAAGGTTTTTTCAATCTGCCACCTTGCATCACACCGCCTTTAGATTGACCTATCCAAGGAAGAAATCTCCCAACCTCTTGCCTATGTCCATCATTAAGGAATGATGCATACGATGATGTGTTAAACACCTCGACTTTACCGCTCGTATTGTTCAATTGATATTTACCAACACTCCATGATTGACGTGTATGTTCGCTATCAAAGTATTTAGTCTGTATCTTTCCTCGCTGCATGAATTTTACAGACCTTTTACCGACTGGCGTATTCAACTTTGCTTCACGGACATACACACTAGCCATGTTTTCAACCACCTCTTTATTAAATGCTTGAATATTTCCCGACTGACTTAACTTTATTAAACCGTCCCTAAAATCAGCAAAATCTTTGAGGTTAAATTCAACACCCATATCAATGCACCTCTAAATTTTCGAGTTGCACTTCTTGATGTGTGTCATATCGTGCGGAAATTGATGCACTGCGAAAAAACTGTTTCGTATTTCGCCCTGTAACGGCTATTCGAGAGCCTTTTGGTATGATTACATTAGGCGAACAGAAAAGGCTCGTATACTGCGTAAATTTTGGAATTTCAGCCATATTAGCAATATTCGATGTTTTATATGACAATCTACAAGGGTAAGGGCCGTCAATTTTGGTTGATTTTGCCATTATCCCTGTTTCTTCGTCCATTTGGTCGATTTCGGTTTCAATCGTACATTCACAATCGTAAAGTTTCTCGATTTGCTTTGTGTACTTCTCTACCATTTCAGCCGTCGGAAGCATGTCAACTCACCCTCTCCATAATTTGCGAATATTTGAGCCATTTCTTTCAATCTATCCTCTGCGCTTTTGCTGCCAAAACTTACTTGAGTGTCACCCATTTTAATTTGTGTAGGCACATCTAAGTTTTCAGCACCAACCAATGCAACAATATTTGTATGTAAATACGCTCCAACTACTCGATGCACTATTACATGTTCGAGTTCAGTCGGTAGCGTTTCACAATTGATAATATTCAGTACTCGTTGGGTTTCTGCAGTAATCAGATATTTAAGAATAGATGTGTCAGTATCAACGCTTTTATTCGTTATCATCAGAATCAGATTTAGAATTTTTTCTAGCATTCTTCACCAATCCTTCGCCATTAGTAGTTTCCTCTACTGTTGGATCTTCTTCCACATTAGTAGTTTCCTCTACTGTTGGATTTTCCGTCTTGTGGTATCGTATTAATAACATTCCCATAATTTCACCTACTATTTTTTGAATGTTGCTTTTACAACTTTGGATTTATTAGTCAATGCTGCGATATAATGTTCAGTTACTGTGATTACGTTTGTACGTTTCAATACATCACGATCAGTTTCAACTAATGCATCACGTTTCATGAAGATTGTTACTGCTGGTAATGCTGGAACACCGTCTTCTGGCTCTGGTGTAACTTGTACAATAAAGTTAGTGAAATTGCCACCATTTTCTACGATTTTGCGAGACACTACAACATTACAACCAGCGACTTTGCCGATTACACCACTAGCCATTACATCGTTGCCATATTTGTTTTTATCAATGAAGTTAGGGTCTTTACGCAAAGTTGTTTCTTGTGCTGGAGAAATAAATAAATATTTCACCACGCCTTCTTGTTCTTCTTCAAATTTAGCTACCGCATCAACAATGCCATCGTAAGAGATTGCACTTGTAGAAGTAGAAGTGAGTGTAGCACCACTCAATGCAGCCAATACATCGTTATCAACTTTAGACGCAATAGCCATAGACAACTGTTGAGCAGCTGCACCAACTGGGTCGCCAAAACCTGTGAGGATAGCTTTATCAGTCAATTCAACTGCTTTACCAGCCTCTTTGATTTTGTAATCATCGTGAGACGCAGTCATTTGTTCTGTATCCATCGGTGTACCTTCTGTAAGGTCTACTGCATCGCCGATATAACCCCATACTGGTACTGTTACACTTTCACCTGGTTGACCTACCAAAGTGTTATCGAATGTTGCAATTTGTGTAAATTTAATTACTTTAGGCAAGCCAGCGGACACCATATCAGCCATAACTTGCGGTTTAATCATATTATTAGAAGTAGTAGTACCTGTTGCAAAGCATTGCAAATCAAATGCGAATTTTTGTTTGCTCATATTTTTATTCTCCTTTTGATAATTGGTTATAAAGTTCTTGATTTTCGTCATAAAGTTTTGAGCGTTCAGCATAGTTCATTTTGGCAAATTCCTTGGATGTAATCGTAGGCGTGCCATGCTTACCGCCCTCATTGCCTGCTGGCGTGCCTGTTGGTTTTGTGTTTTCGCCAAACAAAAAAGGATTATCTTTCATGACCGCATCAAGTTGGTCTTTTAACCCTTTAATTTCGCCGTTTTCGATTGTTGCATCGTTTAGATCTAACAAAGCACGCACAGCCTTATTATTCTTAGATTTGACACCACTCAATGCCGTATTCACGATGTTATCGATTTCCATGCTTTTGATTTTTGCCTCATATTCAGCGGTTCTTTTGTCTGAATCGGCTTTCAATGCATCGATTTGTTTCTTTAATTCATCGTTGTTAGCATTAGCTTTTTGAAGGTTATCAATTTCTCCTCGTACCTTTGATAATTCCCCCTCTACCGATTTGAGTTTGTCATTCTTCGCATTGAATTGGTCTTTAGATACGTAATTCTTGCCGTAATCTTCAACCACTTTGTCAGCTACTTCTTCACTCAAACCTAACTTCATTAATTCGTCTTTAGTCATATTGACCCCCTTAATACAAATACCCATTTCGCTTTATTTTCGTGAGCCACACCTCACAATTACGGTCTTGTTGTTTTACGCCTAACAATACTAAAACGGCAATTAAAAAAGCAGCCGTTAAGCTGCTTGATTAGTTAATATATTGTTTTTCCCATTCTTCATAGGTGATAGCACCATCAACATCGATGCTTTTATCATCTTTATTTCTGCCTGTTCGTGTTTCGCCCTCTAACCCCTCTATATAAGGAATAGTGGTAGAACGGCAATAACAATGAAAAGGCGGAACAGTAACGCCAGGTTTAGCATCCACACTCCTAACAATCTTTCTATCCATTCGCCTACAAATAGGCGATGTATGACTGTCGAGCGTTGCTAGTATTTCCAGCTTATCCACACCAAGTTCAGCCATGCTATCAAGAAATCCCTGTTCATGCACTCGTGCTGTTTCTGTTTCTACCAGCCGTTTAGCGTTGCTATACGATGTTTTCATACGCTTGCTTAGGTTATCCGCCATAGTGTCAGCACCTTGGCCAATCATCAACGCTTGCGTGAAATCATTCTGCAAATTAGCCACTAACTTAACCTTATCAGTCCATATGCGACTGCTGAAATCTTGTCCATCATTCGCCCATTGGCTATTTACAACGCTATCCACACGCTTACTATCAATGCTATTAATCATTGAATACGTGCCTCGTTGCGTTTGTGCTGTGTATGCATTCTTATATACTGATGATCTATACACATCATCTAGCATATTCTTAACAGATACATTTTGACTATGTGCCATAACTTCGATTTCATGCACCACGTTGATATATAGCATCTGTTCACGGCTTAGCCGCTCACGTATCGATGCATTTGATAGCATTTGTTGATGTTCCTTAGACATGCCGAGTTGCTTGGCCTCTTTCTCAAACTCTTTCAAGTCCATCTTAAAGGCTTTCATCTCGTACTTATCTAGTAACTTTCGAGCTTCTTGTAAGGTAATACCGTTTTCATTGGCAAACCTTCGGTACCAATCGTTAATAGCTTTTTCCAGTCGCCGTAACGCTCGTGCATATTGCTTTTTGATTTCCTCATCGGTTAATGTTGCCTTTTGAAATGCTTCATCTAGGATACGTTCATACCGCTTCTGCCAGTAATCATTCGCCATGTTCCTCACCACCATTAGGGATTACAAAATCAGGCATTAATTCAGCCTGTTCTTTCTTCAATCGTTCTAATTCTTCATTAGTATCGGTAGTCCATGGATGATTAGATACGATAGTTTCATTGGAAATGATGCCTACACTATTACGGCAGTTGTTGATGATTTCACTTTCATTGACCGGTGTAAGTTTATTGAATATAAATTCCACATCATCAAGTGCGTTACTACCTAGAATGTTATAGTACTGTCCGATGAACTCTAACATTTTCTCAAACGATGCTTGGAATTCAACTTCAATCTGATTACTATCCAAATCAATATCAGAGTACATACTCATGATGTTCATCTGATTAGGGTTATTAGACATTCTATCGTCTTTTGCATCAAACCCCCGGCCATTCTCTATAATTGCCGTTTTTAATGCATGTATAATAAATTGATAGTTAACCGTATTGACTTCAATATGTAAAACCTCAACACCACCATCACCATTTACAGTATTAATCTTGACTGCTCCATATTGGGCTAGCTTTTGTCTAAAATCTGCTAGGTCTGTACCGTCATAATTCTTCAATACAAGAATAGTATTCCGACTATCCTCCATCATGTTATCCGCTAACATAGAATACATATCATTCAACGCATCTTGTAAGCATTTAACACGATTAATAATAGGTTGTTCTGTATGATTACCCTTGAAACAGATTAAAGGTACTTGCCCCCAATCATAGAACACGTTGCCAGCGTTAATGTAACGTTGCTCGTCTTTTTCTTGATTGATGTACAAGTTTTGATTTTGGTATGTGTAATACTTTACTTTATCTTTAGTGTAAAACTCTACAAAGGTTACTGTTTGATTAGCACCTAGCGGAGCATATACTTCCATATCGTACATATACACAAATGCATCTAACTGTGTATGATCATCATCTCTCCAAAACGGAAGAATGTTTTCGGGTTTTAAACGTTTGAAATCAATATCGCCATTTGCGTCGATGTATGGATACAAATATCCTTTGCCAGCTATCTGCGAATCGCTGCATACATTTAATAGTGTACGTTGGAATTTACGATTAAATATATCTGTGATGCGGTCATCTTCCGTCTTAATTTCAAGCGGTTTACCAAGCATATAATTAACTTTTTGGTCTACTAAATCATCAACTTTGTTGTCAACAATCTTGTTATTTGGCAGATTTTGTAACTCCATTAATTTGCCATCTTCAATAATGGTAGTCCGCTTTTTGTTTAGAACATCATGTTTACCATCGTAGTATCGTCTACCGGTTAACATGTCTGCTCTATCTTTACCACTCAAAAATTTTCGTATTTCATTTTGCAAGAATTCACGTTCAGAGATACCACTATTCCCTTCTATGATCGCTTGCCACATTTCATTAACTGTTAGCATTGTACCTCCTTACCAGCTAAATCTTGCACCGTCCATGATTTCACGTAAACCATAGCGCACCGCATCGATGGTATGGTCATTGTGCTTAGGATAACTAGAAATGAAATTGCCATCTTTATCCTGTGCGAATTCGTAAGACATAAATTCTCGATACGCATTAGGGCAACGCTTTTTATCAATGTAAATCTTCGCCCTATCAGACAACCATTTAATACTAAAATCACGACTATCCGGCCCCTTGCGTACTGGATACGCTCTAATACCTAATTCTGTGAATTCTGCTATAGATTTAGGTTCAGCACTATCACAATATACAGGTCTATCGCCTACTTTATCCTTGATAAGGTTTACGGCTTTCTTATTGGTTAATTTAGTGCCGTATACTTCATCGTAGATATAAATAGTATCGTGTTTTTCATCGTAGTTCATTTTCATGTATACGAATGGGTCAGTCGCAAAACCAAAGTCAATGCCATGGAATACATTATCAAATGTATCTATGAGTTCATCCGTAATGTCTAATTCTTCAACGTTAGGGAATACATCGCCGCCTGTGCCTGTTACTTCGCCCATATATTCATGTGCGTACAGGTCAGGCCGTGCATCTTTTAATTTTTCAGCCTCATTGACGAATTGTTGCCCCAACCATTCCACAGGAACCATAGTGTAATCACTTTTGATTACCATTCTATCTGCATCATCTGTTAATTGTTCTACGTTCACCCAATTATCACGGCTCTTAGGCGGGTTAAACGAATAAAAACACCAGTACTTATCACCACCACGTAATAAGGACTGGTTTATGTTACGTATTTCGTTCATGCCAGCGAATTGGTCTAATTCCTCGAACCATACTATACCGACATACCCAAACGGTAATTTAATTGACTTCACTTTTTGTGGATCATCAACACCTAGGAATAATATCCGTTGGCCTGTTGGATTATAGATAATCTCTAGCGGTGATTTCTTGAACGTAAACTTATCAGATACACCTAATTTCTCAATACACCACTCAATTTGAGCGTATACGGAGTTTTTGAGCGTCTGCCCTACCTTACGTAATACAACCGCATGACAATCTTTATTACTCATCAAGGTATCAACTACTTCAATACCAACAAATGACGATTTCGTACTACCACGGCCACCAGTCAACCAATAATGCGTATGTCTATGCCGTTTAATATCAGCACTTACTACGTCATAATGCGGAATAATAACTTCAGTTAAATCAACACGCTGAACGGTATCTTGTGTTGGCTCTTCATTCTCTGTAAGTCCGCCCGATACATTCAATACAAATTCGGCTGCCTTGTTATCCCCATTGATAGCATTTACTACCTGTTTAAGTACAATAGCAGTCTGTGCTGTTATGTTTAACCCTTTAGCACTTGCAAGGCTTTTTATTTTCTCGTCTATTTGGCCATCTTTTAATGGAGTGTCTAATAATGTATTGGTTATTTCTCTCCACGTCTTTTTAGCCCTCTTCGCCTTGCCACTAGCAATGCCACCGAGTGAACCAAGCCGTTGACGCTCTTCTTTCGGTAACTTGCCTATATCTCTTAGGTTTTGTTTATTAATAGCCACTTGGCTCACCCCCTTTCTGTGCTATATCCGTGGTTTATGGTTATAAATTACCTGTTTTGATAAAATTTGCCACCCTTGCTGCATGTTCATGAGTTGCTGGCCCATAATAACGTGGACTGTGTTTAAAAGTGCCGTCTGATTGCAACTCCAAAGCCGTTTTCTTCAAACCGCTTATAAAATATGTATTTGGCTTTTTCGCCCATTGCTTAACCTTACCACTGTCAATTAAACTTTGAGCAGATTTAGATATTTTTGCCTTTTTACTACTTTTTATAGAGCTCTCTAAATTAGCAACTTTATTTTTCCATGATCTAATAGTGGCTTTAGTTTTTCTTATTGTTACTTTGCCACTATCTAAATCTTTCAAGAAGGATTTCACTTGTTTGATGTTTTGTGTGGTAATGTTCAAATTGCCTTTATGGTCAAACAGGCTTCCCCTAGCGTTATCACGTGCTATTTGACGTTCTACCACTCGTTTTTGTTTTTCAATCTTTTCTTTTAAGCTGTTTAAACTAGCGTTTTCCCTGTCCGCTCTATTCTTCTCTGCACGGCCTTTCCCTTTTTCAATGTGCCACACTTGGCCTTGCCTTGCTCTCATGTTATTCACATGATCATTAAATTTAGCGTCAAAGCTAGCTTGTAACGCTGCTAATTTCGCCTTACTTTTCTTTGTACCTTTGCTTTCTTCTCCGCTACCTGTTAGCGAATATCCAGCACCTCTACCGCCCATGTACTCACCCTTTCATTTTGTCTGTTACTGCATTGCTAATGTATGTTACATCGCAATCAAATGTATACCCAATATCACCGCCATATACGATTACGTTATGTGGTTTAACAATCTTCATGCATTCGTCCATACCTTGCACCCATATATCGAATGCATCTTTTGTTCTTTTAACGCCTATAGTTGATACCGCTATTGTTCCGCCTGTTGGCAATCCATCAAAAGCGAAATCATAGCTATCTGCACCAGCCCATGACACAGTAGGAATAACTGTACACCCATAATCTTGCATCATCTGACCGATTAAGCGACTTCTGTATGTGTTCCATATCATCATGGCTATTGGCATGTTCGTGTACAAGCTAAAGTCAGGCGTTAATACACAATCATAATCTGCAAGCATGGTGCAGTAATCTTCAGGACTATTCCATACTCTTTCAAATTGGTAATCATCAAGGAAGAAATGAACTCCTACGCCCTCTTGTGGCGGTGTACTTTTACAGTAATTGAACCCCATTAACGACTTCGGCGTATGTATTACCTTGTCTAGTGTAGGTATGTCATATATCCCTGTGCATCTGTTTTCGTCAAACTCATATAAGTTATATGCATTAGCCGTCCGCTCTCGTTCGTTTTCCTTTTGTGGTAGTTCTACCTCAACTGTGTCTACTGGGTCAGCAATTTCAAATCCAAAATCTGACATATCGAAATCAAATATTTCATTCATTTCTAATGACAAAATACCTTTATCCCATTTCGATACCTCAGCCACCTTGTTATCTGCCAGCCTATACGCTTTTATTTGTTGGTCTGTTAGATCATCAGCAATAATACAAGGCACTTCTTCAATGCCTAATGCATGTGCTGCCTTATACCTGGTATGACCACATACAATTACATTGTTTCTAGCAATGACAATCGGCACTTTAAACCCAAATTGTTCGATTGACTTGGCCACCAATGGAACAGCTTTATCATTCTTGCGTGCATTCTTCTCATATGGAATTAGTTCGTGTAGGCTTTTGGTTACAACTTGCATCATTTAAAAACCTCACAACCTTTCCGTTTCAACTTGCCTTTATCCTTACGACATATTCCACAATGTGGTTTGCAGGAATGTTTAGCCGTTATATATGTCTGACACAAGCCGTTGTATTCGATTGCATCAGCAGTGCATATTCCGTATTTATCGTTATTCAAGCAATGCTTTCTATCGCAATGTACCTGTGTCATATATCCCCTTTTTGATAAGTTTATACAAAAATGAGATATATCTTCGTAGATATACCTCATATTTTAATAATTTTATTCATTTTATTGTATTAAACGCTCAAAACCGTGGTTATATTGTTGCACCCGTGGCAACATAAGCCCGTAAGCCTAGTTTCTAGAAAACGCTATAACCACAGTTTTCAATGATCAATTATACACTCAATACTAACAACTAACATTTTGATGGATCGTAATCGTGTTAGGTTAAGTAACAATAGAATATATGACTAATCTTTGGAGGCCCAGTTAGTTGTCAGTATTCAGCATGTAAAAACCAATTAGGGTAGGTTCGTATTTAAGGTCAATAAGCTATGTTGAAAATATTCGACCTACCCATATCAGTTTTGCAGTAATTTTTTTACATAAGTCTTAACACATACTTTGATTGAAATTAGAAAAAAGTATTGTTTTCACTCATTAATCAAATATGGTTGCGCTGCTACTCTGTGTCCATCGATGAATTGTCCCACACCACATTTCGCCCATATACAACAAAGGCGCACTCTTATGTGGGTGCGCTTGTTGTTGTATTTTGATTTTCCAAAAGGAAAGAGTGAGTAAAGTCGCTTAGTGGCAACTTCTACATATATATTATACCTAATAGCAAACCATAGATATACTGACATTTACTGACATTTACTGACATTTACTGACATTTTGTGATATCTTTTTGGCTACTTCAATAAATGCTTCATCTCTATATCTCAAGGCTTGTCTTTCTTTAAAATGTTCCTCGTAAATTGCACATGCTTGCTGTGTAGTCATGCCTAATATGTATTCAGCTCTCAATATCTTACTACCAAGAGGAGCATGCAAATCGAATAACAAATCAGTTGCATCACACTTATACTGTTTTAACTCATCAAGCCGTCTGCGGTGCTCCTTTTCTATATCAATAAATCTTGCAACGCTATTTTCCAATCCACAAGGAACACCGCCACCACTTACCCTATCTTTTGAGTAATCAATAGCACTAATCGTTGTTATGTTACTTTGTAATTCTTTTATTTCCATCACCATCAACTCAATATCTTTATCTACTGTTTTTAACGGCTCTAGGTATTCCTTAGCACTATTTATTAATCTCTTTTCTTCCTTTGACAGTTCGCTCAAATACAAATCACCTCAATCCTTAAATGCGCCATTAATAACTAGCATATAAACCAACACACTCCATGCTATAAATATAATTGCATTTGCCCAT